AAATTCCATATGTTCCATTTTAGTCATCATGCCTACTAATAGAGCTAAAGGCCCAGAAACAAATCCCATCAACTTTAATTTGGCAATCTCCATGTGATTTGCAAATTGCGTCCACTCAGATGAGAACCTCTTCAGATTATCCATACCCTTTTTGCCTAGCCTTGCAGTAAGAGATTGGGTTGCTAAAGCAGCAGCTTTATATTTTAAACCTAATTCTTCTAATTGCTTTATTTGTCTACCGAGAGCCGTATCACTTAATCCAGCAATCTGAATTAAAGAATCTATATTCTCAGTTGGCTTCCTAAGTGCATCTCCTACCTGCTTAATCTTGCCTACAAAAGCATCAACTTGTTGACCTACAGCACTTAATAATATCTGCGCTCCGAAACCTTTACCTGGCCCCATCTTAGATTGAGCATAAGCACCTGCAACACCACCTGCTACTGATCCAATACCTCCACCAAATAGCATCGGGAAGCCAGCTCCTAACATGAGTCCTTCCTTAAGTCTTTCGTTGCTCTGCTTCCTAGATGAAAGTCTTCTTTGATATCTGTTCCATACTTCTTGTCTAACTCTGTTTCCTCTTGGGCCTCTTCTGCCGCCAGGCCCAACCATTAGACCCTGTGCAGATTCAGGCATATATAATCTGTCAGCTTCTTCTCTTTGTGCTTTCTTCCTCACAGCGACATTCTTAGCAATTTCAATTCTACGTTTTCTTAAATCTCTAGCATATTGACCACTAGCTTTATCACGAGCAATCTGTTGTAATTTTGTTTCACGAGTAATTTCTCTTTCTAAAGTTACAGCACGATTCAAAATTCTCTGATAATCAATCGCAGATCTATTCCTCTGCTCAAGAAGCTTATTCATCCGATCTAAGCCTTTTTGTTTTATCTGAAGTTGTGTTCCCCCTTGTATTCCATATCTTCTCGACTCCATCCGATCTCCCATTGCTCCTTCCCACAATCCTCCAGAAACACTTCCATCTGCCATCCAATCCAATGGAGAACCCCCAGCACCTTGACCACCAAAGACTTGAGGCATTGTCATTAATGCCCCCGAAACTAGATGAGGTAATTCTCTGGCAAGTCTTCCAAACCCAGAAAAAGCTGATTTAATATGTCTTTCAACACCCCAGATAGCCTTAGATGCAGCATCTTCAAAATTTATAAAACCTCTGATTGCACTATCAACCCATTCAGTTGCTCCTAAAATTCCACCAAGACCTATGGAAGCAAGTTTTATTCCTCCTATAACTTTTATTGCTGTTTGACCTACATCACTCCAATGTCTTACTTGTCCTTTTAAACCCCTATTCATAAATGGCATCAAAGTTGCTATTTGTTTCATCCCCTTTAAAACGGTACTAGCAGCAAATAATTGTGCGAAACCTCCTCTTTTTCCAGCTAAAACACCCCCAAATTCCGAGAATATCTTACCTGTTTGCTTCAAATCTTCCCTTTTAAACCTAGCAACCCTTCTATCGTCTTCTTTAAGGATCTTTGCTATCTCTTTTTCCTTTTTCGTTCTAATACCTAGTTTGCCGTTTATGCGATCTATAGCTGCTTCTGTCTCTCTGAACTCATCAGTACCCATGTTGAGATATTGAAGAGCGTCCTCTAACTCACCTTTATATAAAGCGACTTCTGCAAGTGTATTTCCTGCCGTCCCTTCCCTTCCTAAAATCTCTCCAATACTTTCATAAAGGCCTGTAGTTTTCGTAGCCGTTGTCCCTTGTACCAGCCCTTTTCTTACAGTTATCCTTTCTCGTTCAATCTTAAGTAAATTTTGTTGAGCTATTGATTGTGCTTTAACTGAATCTGCAAATATTTTGTATTCGGCTGTTTGTTCTTTAATCGCTGTCTTAGACAAATCAACACTCGCTGCAAGCCCTTTAAATCCTGCAATTTGTCGGCTTAATCCAGCCTCAGAAGAAGCAAATACTCTTTGTGCCTCTCCTGCCTCTCTAACAAATTTCTTTAATGCTTCTTGAGCATTTAGAATCCCTTGATTTTTATGACCAGCTCCTGTGAGAAGAGAAGTTATTGTACCTTTAGGTTTTGCGCTAACGCTAAAGCGTCCTCCTTTTTTGACTGCTGATAATGCACGAATTAACCCTTTCTCTGTTTTCGATATTTCTTTATTTGTAGATTTTGCTGCTTTATCAACAGTTGCAAATGCCTTACTTAATTCCTTCGTGACTTTAACTGTTGTCTTTAATTCGCTACCTATTGCAGTAAGAGAACCCCTTAATCCCTTGGCAAACTTAGTATTAATTCCACCAACAAGATTATCTATCGTAGTTAACGATTTCGTCAGCTTATCTATCGCTCTCTTTAACTGAGAGTCATTCGCCTTAAATTCAATTGTCCTTAAATATGCGCTAGCCACTCACAGAAAAGGAAAAGACTACACATAGCTTACCTTGTTTGTGTTCGACTAGCAGCACCTCTTTGAGCTGCCTCCTTATCTCTTTCCATTTCTTCATTTTGAAGAGAGAAAAATGCAGCCCAGTTGATCAACTCCTCTCGTGTAAGAGTCTGATTTAATTCCGCTACTGTCTTGCCTAACTCTTTCGCTAAAGAGTAAACAAAACGTACTTCTCCTCTAGCTTTTCAAGTCTGCTTTAGCTTCCTCTACCTCCTTGTCCGTTCCAGATTCAAGCATTGCTAGCTGGATCTCTTGTAAAACAGCAGCTTCAATCTCTCGTCTAAGAACTGCTTTATCTGCATCACTAAAGAGTCTTTTGCTATCAGCATCCAGAGCTTTTTGTATCATCAAGGCCAATGCGAAATCATTAGCATCTTCACTATTAGTCTTTTTCTGGATAGATTCTCTCTCAGCAATCGTTAAAGGATGCCAATAGACAGAAAGGAGAACCTCTCCATTCTTTACTACATCATGTTGATATAACTGACTTACTCCGAAGTTATTACGGAGCAGTTCAAGAGCTTTAGCCATAAAAAAGTAATCTTTACAATATTAGTATACTAGGCGTTAGCAGAAAACTGACAAGAGATAACACCCAAGTAATGTGACTCATCCTCATCATCAACACCACCAGGCCCAACAATATCTCTAACTTTTGGTTTACAACTATAAGTATCAACATAATCAGAAGCATTAACAGAGGTTAGACCGTTGATAACTAGCTCACTTGTATTTGCTAAGGCAGCAGTCCCTTTGTTTTTTGGAACGTAAATATTACATTGCACAAATCCAGAATAATAATCACTTGAAGCACCTTGATTCTGCATAGTTGCTTGACCAAAGTTCACAGAGACAACAACATAAGTAATTGATTTTCCTGGTGCTATATAAGGAACATTGTCATAAACCATTTTTACTTTTGGATTTGCATCCAAAACTGTGTCTGTGACAGCTTTTTCAAAAGCAGCTCTGGTGTTTACAAGTGTCATTGTTTTGCGTAACCAACTTGAGTTGATCCTCTAGCTATTGCACCAACTCTAATGTCAGGACGTTTATCAGTAAAGAACCTATCTATTTTTTGATTTAAACCCTCAGTAAAATTCCCTGCTCCACCTTGTAAATACGCATTAATATTTGATTTTGGTGAAACAATTGCACCATTAGCGTACTTAGTGGTATTCCCTATATAAACAGTATCTGTAAGCTTTAAATTCTTAGGTAGAGCGTACCTTCTCTTTATTAAAGGCTTATAACCAGGGAGTAATTTATTTCCTTTATATTTAATATTTGCCCATGGACCTTTCCTATTATCTACTCGACTTATCTGTGAAGTACCAGCTTTCCAACTAGAAGCAAAGAATCCAGTTAAAACAGGGCTAACACCCTTTTGAGCCACTCCTGCCCCGCCAAGATAAGCTTCAGTCGTAGAAGTCGTCCTTGAAGATTGACCCATGTTACTTAAATCATTAACAACAGACCCTACAAAACCATTCAATTGAGCTGTAATCTCATCTTCTAGATCTTCAAGAATCATTGCTGTAAATTTCTTTGCATTCTTCTCTGTTATAGATTTTGCCATTAGAACCTCACTAACAAGGTATATAGATACACTTGACCACCTCTCCTCGTATCTATATCAACGATTTGAGCTGTATGAGTACTACCTGCATAACTTAAAACCACCTCATCTTCAAAAGTAGGTTGATTATCTCCTATTAAATCAGGCGTTATATATAACTTCGCTTGCCTCATCTCTCGACCAGTATCTTCCTCTGCCTTAATAAATTCAATCGGAACTTTAATATCCGAGTAAGAAGTCGTACTAACATGCTGCTCCCCCGTTTCAATACGATAACTACTCTTAACCTTACGGTTATAAGTAATCGTTGTATCTAAGGACGTACCAAGAGAAGAAATAGCTTGCTTTGCAGCAGCTTTTAATGCTGAATCTAGTGATCCTGCCATGATTAACCTCTCACAATCCTGACTTGATAACTACCAGAGCCACCTAAGCAATAAGCACCTAAATAGCTTTGTAACCAAGGGTAAACATCAAAAACATTATTTACTGTCCCTGTACCTTGGCTATCTCTTGCATACTTGACCTCAATTTCACCTAGTTTTACCTCTTCGATATTTCCATCAGTTCCTTTATTTCCTGTAATAGCGTCAGTTTCATTTGCCAGTGCATTAGCCAATTGATACTGTGCGTACTTGATGGTATTTGGTATGGCTGTGCATGCCAATTCAACATTGTCGACCTCGTAATTGTTTCGAGGCCATTTGAGAGCCTGATCTTCGTCACATCTATCACCGTAATAATTGAGACTATCTATCCATCGGCAAGAGGAAATCAAAGCTCTGTTCTTAGCATCGTCAGTTTTATTGTCCCAGGTCGTAGCGTCTGGGACAGTTTCAAAATAACTATTAGCTTCAGCCAAAGTTACATAGCTATTGGAATTTTCCCCTTTTAAGGTGGCACTAATTGTTGCAGCCACAGTTCAATAAATAGATGTCTCTCTCATCATAGCGTCATAAAAACCCCTCACCAAATCTATGGTAAGAGGTTCTTACTATTGACACCTAGCGACCTTCTGGAGTTTCTTTCACCAAACAAGTCAGTCATTCAACAAACA